AATATCAGATGGACTAATATTAATATCATTTCGCATTTTTCAATTTATGCCTAATATTATTTTTAACTTTATGCAATGATTCAAACTTTGGAGAAGAATCTGAAAACACAGAATGCGCCAACATCATTCCATTTAGCATTCCAAGAAAGTACTCATCTGTTAATGGACAAGCATCCCTGTGCATTTTCATTAAATCTTCCAATTTTGAAAGTCTATTCTGTAAATCTTTATTCATCGATATCCATTGTATAAAGTATATAATTCTTCTTTTGTTATATTTGATTTTTTACCTTTTAGTAAATTTTCTTCTTTACTTATCATCCTTAAATTAACATATGAACCTACAATTTCTGGAGGAACATTATTATAAAATGCATCCCTAATAGAGTACATATGGTCAATATGATAATCTTTATTACCACGTTTTAAATTTTCTGGATTTATTATTGTTAAATGTTTTTGATATTCAATATTGCTATAACCATATACTATTTTCTTATACCGTTTCCACTTAAGAAGTTCCTCAGGTTTTGATCTAAAACTTTTATTAAATTGAGTATGAATTCTTTTAATACTAGCACATTCCTTACAAATAGATCCTCTCATATGATTAAATCTAAATTGTTCAAATTCCCCGTGTATTTTACAAATAATTTTAAGTTTTCTTGTTTCATTATTGTAAGATATATATTCATATCTATTATTATGAATCTTATTAAACTTTTCAATCCATTCATCAAATGTAAAATTTCTTCCAATGCATTTTGGACAACCGCATCCTTTTAATAAATGAAGAGTTGGTAATTGTAAAAATATTCCATGTAATTTACATATTATTTTTATAGGGGTTTCATTATTAATATAATCTGCTTCACTATAACTATATCTATTAGAATGAATTTTTAAACTTTCCTCTATAAATTCTTCAGTAGTTCTCTTTTTATTAGTCATTTAATTTATCAAGTTCTAATAATTTTTTATCAGTCTTTTCATTTTGAATATTGGCTATATCATCTATATTGATTTCGGGTTTATCAGTAGGATTTATATCAAATAAATCATTGAACTGTTCTTTTGATTTGGATGAATCATTAACTCCACCAAAACTAATTGATTCTAAAAATGTTGCATAATCCCTAATCATGCCTCGTGGATTATCTGTAGTAGGATCAAGTAATATTTCTATAAATTTATTAAAATATAAAATATTATTTGGAACAAAATCACTTTTATTTGATGTGGCAGTTTTGGTAGAGCGTATACAATCCCTATAATCAACATTAATTTGAGTATATTCTATGTCTGCTAATCTCAAAATCTCTTGTACTGCCTGAATATGGTTATATACAGAATGTGCCATACCGAGTAAATAACTCGTGGTATCCCAGCTTGTTTTACCTATTTTACCGTTCTTATTAGGATCATCGGGGCCGTAGACACATATGTCACCTATAGTTAATCTTTCCATAATTGGTCCCTGAAAGGGCATAGATAATTTTGATCCTTTAAGGGCTTTATCATCAACTCCCCTATTCATACGATAAGTTAATCTTTGCGGATCAAAATAGTTATGTGAATATACTAATGCATATCCACCAACTGCCATAAAGGGACTTGCAGCATCAAAACTAATATTAATATTACTATTATAGTGTTTTTGTAATTGACGTTTGATCGAGGTTAGGTAGCAAGCCCAATCAAGTCTACCAATACCTAAGAAGTGAATCCAGTTTTTATCCTTTAATAGTCCATCCTCAATTAAGTCTAATAAACGATTAAGAACAGTTGGCATATGTTTCATGTTAATACCAGCAAATGCCCATCCTTCTAATGTACGATTAATATCATAACCCATTGCTTCGACACTAGAGGGGATACTAAAATGTTTTACAGCATCATACCATTCTTTTGAATTATTATCTGAACTTCCTGATAAAACATTTAGAAATTTAGTTTTACCTGGAATTCTATTTTTCATAAAGTAATCTAAATTATGTATAGTAACATCTAGTGCATCTTCAAATTTATTAAGTCCCGTTTTTTTATTGAGAGGTGCTTCTGCTGCAAATGCAGGAACATCTAATGTCATTGACCAGTCCGCTGTATGTTCAAGATAACGTAAGATTTCCTCTCTTAATGCATCACCCTGAGAGCCTTTAACATTTGCCCAATCAAGTTTAATTACACCAGTAGCAATTTGAAATCCACCACTATCTCCAATAATGATTGTATTTTTACGATCACGTTTATGAATCATTGGATCCCTATCATTGCATTTTTTTAAATTTCTTTCCGCGTGACCAGCACTAAATAATCCATATCCGTAATGATAATACGAATTAATTGGATCTAAAAAATTAACCCCTTGTATTCCAAGTTCAAAGCCATTTGGTACTCTTTCTTTGGGAATAAATGTTGGATCAACTAAATCTTTACCAAGATGAGTAGTATAAAATCCACTTATAGCAGGCAAATAAATCGCATAATTACCATTTATTACATTTTTTGTTAAATTAATTGTTGTCATTTTTTCCTAGCCGGATCTATTCTATCTTTGTAATCTTCTAATGTCCATCCATTATCTTGCAATATTTTTAAATATTCAGGATTCATTGCGGTTTTAAATTTTCCATCGATGCTATTAACTGTAGTTGACCAAATAGTTTGGTCACATGATATAAATTGTTCCCATATTAATTTTTCAAGAGTATAGATATCTAATCTCTTTAATTTAATGAAGGTACGATCAATATCATCCATATTATATCCAATTTAATCTTCTTCTTGCTACTTTGGTAAATTCAGCATTAAATTCTTCAAAGATCCATCCATGTTTCCTACAAATATCTTGCATTGTTTTACTATCTTTGTAAGAGAATTCTTTAGTGTTCTTAGATATACAAATTACTATCTCACCATCTGTACCAGTTGGTGTTGCAAGTTCATGAGATTTTTTTGCAATGTCGTGTTCGACCTCTGCAAATGTAGATCTTCTTAATCTATTAAAGGTACAATCAATGTTTTCCATTATATTTTACAAAAATTTCCATTATTGATCCATATCCTTGATACCATTCACTATCATCATATTCAGCACTTCTATCATTATGATGATTGACCCAGTGCTGTATACAATCGGGTTTGTTTACAATGTTATAAACAGCCTGCGATGCCCCACTCATATACGATGTTATTTTATCTGTAATATAATTATAATCGGGAGCAAGTCCAAATTCTTCTCTCTTATTTCTTATCATCTGCAATATTTCATCTGTTGTATAACGAACATCACCGAATTCATCAATTTCCATATTATGCTTTCCCCGCTGGTAGAATGTAAGAATATTTTCCAATACCTGAATCTATTTCAATCATTAATGCACCCATATCAGAAAACTTCATACTGGTTGTTGATGCTGTTTCACTTAACTTGAGAATGCTTAATACTTGCGATAAGGGCCATGACCATTGATGCTTCAATGTACCATTAACATTGGTTGCAAACGGAACAGTAGTTCTATCTGTTGGGCCATTTCCAATATTAAAATTTAATGTGTTCTTATCAACAGAAACTACGAAACGCTTTTCAAATCCACCAAGAATTCCCTGAAAGTAAGATAATTCCTTAATTCTTCTTTGTTCTGGAGTAATTGTAATATTCCATGTTGCGCCCTTAAATGGAGGAACCTTAATTTGGTCATTTACCATTGCTTCACTCATAAAGCGATAGACTGAGATATTTTCTGATCCACTATCAAATTTAATTTCAGTTGGTACAGTTACTCCGCCTCTTGTTTCAGTAATAACAGAAACATTTGCTTTTGGGTCTGAAAATAAGGGGAAATCAATATAACCCTTTAAAACTGCAAGACGTGAAAGTCCAACAGTTGTATCAATACCTGTAATGGGTTGATACATGCTACCAAAAATAACAACAGTCTTATCGGCATCAATTGCTTCAATCTTTGCATCAGTTGTTGTTCCTACAACCTTACACATCTCTATAAATCCAAGAGATGAGGTGTGTTTAATAATGTCTTTTAATGCATCAAGTAATGTCATGATTACTCCCAAAGTTAGATTAGGTTATTGTACAGATTTTCTTGCTGAAAGTCAAACGTTTCAGAGTGCGCTAAAGTCAAACAAACTTTCCAAATGTGCATGTTCTTTGTTGGTGCGCGATAGATCCCACTTAAGAACACCTAATAGATTCTCAACCTTTTTATCTACAATACCAGCCATCATATCGTCACTATCAAATGGTAATTCTAAGAACCATTGCGGTAAGTGTGATTCATCAACAGGATAAGCAATGCTACTTAATTTATTTGCTGGAGTTTCTTTTAATTTACATATAATAATTTTTTGACCATCAATAATACGCATTGAATGCTGATCTCGATGAATTTCTCTTAGGTGATTCCATGCTAAACTTGCTCTTACATGTCCTGGCATATTTACACCACCTGTTGCTTCTTGCTTTGCTTTCTTCACAGCATGTAATTCTTCTTTATCTCTATAAAAGGATAATTTATTAACTGCTCTCGGTGTTCCTTGTTGCCATGGCTTTAGATTTTCAAATCTTTCTTTGAAGGCTCTAATTTTTGTTATAATTTCATCTTCTGTTTTATCATGTAAGGTATCTGTTAAGATTTCAAATAGAAAATCCTGTACAAATTTTGGAGTGTCGGCTCTCTTAAGATCAAGTCCAACAACCTTAACCTTTCCATGCTTACCATCTATATCTAATCTAATTCCGTCCTTATCATACATAAGGCAGGCATAGCGTTTCTTAACAATCCATAATCCACTTTCAGAGATTGTTTCACGAGAACTTGCTATAACTCCAGTTGATCTTTTAATAGGAACATTTAATTTACTAAGCAAGAATTCGGGGAAAGTTGCAGATACTGCCTTTGCAAGATCATTATATAGATCAACAATACTTTCCTTTGTCCAAACAATTTCCCCACGATCAATTTCTTCCCTAATAAGAGGATAAGCTGAAAAATAACAAGAATCAGTATCTCCAGCAACAATAGCTTGACCGTAATGATTATACTCACCGGTAATCATTTCGTTTGTTTTAGCATGCATATGTTTGGTAATTGTTCTACCAGTTAATGTAGTAGATTGACCAAGGCGTTGATCAAAGAATCTACTACCCGGATTTAATAGAGCACCATATGCAGAGTTTAAGTTAATCTTTTTTACTAATTGACGTTTATCCCAAAATCCAATAATTCGTTTTAAATTCTCCTGATCCCTATAAATTGCTTTCCCATCTTTAATCATTAAATTATGTTGATTCATATACTGAATCACACGTTTCTTATGTCCTTCACCTATAAGCTCTTTTAATTTCTTTGGCTTATATGCCTCATTTTCTAAATAAGGATTTGCTTTAAGTTCGGCATCGCTTATTTCGTCATTTGTGAATAATTCTGTAGGAACTTTAACGCCTTCAATTTTTGCATTATCTTCAATATCCTGATAATTAGTCATAATTCCTTGAAGTGTTTTTCTTTCTGTATACCAGCGTGTTAATAGTGCAGGGATAATACCATCAATATCAGTTCTAAAAATAGTTCCATTTGCACTTATACACCATGGTTGACCACTATTAAAAATTAAATCATGTAATTCTTTACCAGTAATTTCAAATTCAGTTCCATCTTCCATATCAAGTATCAATCTATTTGCAATATCTTGATTATAAAAGTCTTCCATTTCTAATACATTAAATTTGTCATTCCACCATGCCGAGAATGTATATTTGCTTCCTCTCTTTTCCCAGTCAGCAATTTCTTGATTGGTTCTATCAAGTCTGATCTGACCAACAATGGTTTCAGGACTCATATTGAGAGTTCTGATAACAGATGGATAAAGTGACTTCATATCAGTAGATGCAATCCACTTATGCAAACCTTTTCTTGGAGTTGATACCTATCCACCTGCTGCTCGTGTTGAGGTTTCATCTTTACCATGCTTTTTATCTGGACATACAAGATTTTTACCATGGGCTTCAACAAGAACCGCCTGATCAGTAACTGCTACTGCACCCATTACCGTTTGTATCATAACACAGTTTGCATGTGCAATAGAATTAGCTAAATCAATGAATTGCAATTTCTTATCAAGTTTATCAATAAGTCTTGTATCTTGTATATTATATTCTAGAAACTTCTTAAAATCATCACTATATAATTCATCCAAGGTGCCTTCATACGCAACCTTGGATTCACCTAATTCTGCCTCAGCAATTGCATTTAATGCATAACTATGACGCTCCTCATAATTATATTTCTTATATAACTGTAAATAGTCAATATGTACTCGTCCAAGCAAATCATATGTATTTTGAGTTCTGCCGCCACGTTCAAATTCTCGAACCTTAGGCTCTTGTTCCCATAGACATAATTTTCTTGCCTCGTGTTTACCTAAGACTTTCTTGATACGATTTACGACATAAGGTATATCATATGTTTCACTGTTCCATCCACTTAATACATCAGCATCTTCAATTACATCCATAAATGCTTGGAGCATTTCGCCTTCAGTTTTAAATAGGATTACACTACCAACTTCGTCCGCAATTTTTTGTGCATCATCCCACGTTAATGTCTCGGGAGGAACAGCCAGGCAGATAATCTCCTCCAGCCATTGCAAATAGATAGATATTGACGTGATATAATTCTCTGCTTCAGAAGCCTCTGACCATCCCGATTCCTTATTGAAACTTGTTTCAATATCAAAGAATGCTACGTTTAGATGTGGAGTTTCTGCATGCTGATAATTTTGCTCAATACAACGAAAAATGGGATCAACATCAGTCTCCCATTTCTTGACATTGCCCGACATACCCTTCATTAGTTTTTGTTTTTCACCAAAGGTGCGTGGGACAACTTTCTTTACTGTATCGCCATAGATAGACTTAAAAGATCCTCTCAGATCATTCATATAAAAATGATAATCGGGTTGGTATTCCTTGTAAACCCTCTTGCCGTTTACTCGCTCTACAACCTTGATTACTTCTTGATCACCACCACGCTTGAAAAACAGATCAATATACAAATTAATGTCCCGATGCTTTATATAATTCTTCTAATATTTCTGATGCTTCACGACGCTCATTCATATCGCCCTTATGAATGGCCTTGATTAAACGACTTAAGATTGCGGGCTTAACTTCCATTTCTTCTGCTAAATCTTTAACGGTGTCTGAGAGCCCGCCTTTTAGATCTTCAACCTCTTGCATTACTCGCACACCGTCTGCAATTAGTTGTTTTAAACGAGCTACATTTTCGGCTGATAAATTTGCCATTTTAACTCTCCGTACAGTAATTTATTTATTATGTATTTGAGTTTAACAAGAAAGTTTCTGAAAGTCAAGAATTTCTAGAATTTGCCGTAGGCATTTCCACTTGAGCCTGTACCACTATCGCTTCCACGACTGTAAATATGCATATCATATCCGTGAATTGGAGATAATACTCCTTTTCTTTGTGTCATATTTGCTACTTCCTGACCAAACCTATGCATCTGATCCGGCATTACACGCCTAATCCATTCAACAATGAGAGGTCTAACATCACGTCCTGGATCAGTTTCTCCTAACGATTCCAATTCACCATTAAACATGTCATCATCAATTACTTCGTTAATGTAAATTGGAGCAATAATAGCTGGTATTGGTTTCTCCATTAATTCTTTAAGAAGATCAAAGTCTTTATCAATTAAAGGAAGTTTACGGACAGCCTCATTTAGTGCTTTAATTTCTCTTACTCCGTATTTATATGCACCGTATTCGTTATCTTTTTTATCCGCGACACGTCGAGCTCTTATTCTTGAAGAGTATGGACCGCCAACAACCTCTCCTGTTTTGGTATCATAAACTTCATATTTAATTACATGCTCATTTTCTGCAATAGTATCAACCCCGTGTGATCTTAATGCATCCTTAAGGGTATGGTAATCATCTTTTAATTTAGTCTTTAAGAATTCTCTAGCCGCAGAAGAAGTACTTGGATCCATAATTCGATCAACATAAGTATCCATTCTTTTTTTAAGCATCTGTAGATCCTGAACTTGCTTACCTTGCAAGTTTTTATCATAGACGCCTTTAGGCAATAAAATTTCGTATACTCTCATACCCTTATTTATCACATTTTAGGTAATTGAGAAACAATTATAATTTTGGTAATTTTTGTGGTGGAGTATCCTTGTCTGGGTCTGGACCACCGTTACTTGCCTGAGCTGCCATTGTGTTATAGTATCCTTCAACTTCTGATTTTTTTGCAAATCCACGAGTAATTGCCCCACCAGTCAATAACATACCAAAAGATAGATGAAACAATCCACCACCTAATAATGTTAGGGGATTCCATTGCTTAATAGTAGTATTCTTTTCATAATCGGTAATAAAAGAATCTTGTCCTGTTGGATTACTCTTTAATTCGGCAATGATTCTATCTTCAACATGTGTATTATGAAAAGCAGTATAAACTGGCATAACCATAAAATCAAATATGCATATAGCAATATAAGTAAAAGAACAAAGTGGTAACCATATAGAATGCCACCAACGTTCTAAACTAGGCCTGGTGGATGTTTTTCTTGTTTTCATTTTCTTTTCTCCTCTTTTCCCACCATAATTTGATGGATTCTTTGATTTTGCTTTTATGTTCATTAGAATTTTTCATTCCATTTCTCGTTCCCGATTTCCCTTGTTGCCCAGCCTTCATATTTTTACGGGATTCTTCAGAATGTTTATATCCTTTTAATTTTCCTTTCTTTTTCTTTTTCTGTTCTTCAGTGAGTTTCTGACCTTTACGGCTTGGTGGCTGACTTCCACCATCAGATAAATTTCTTAATATACCTGTACCAATATCTTTCCGACCATACCACCTAATGTATCTTCGCTCTAATGCAAGTGCTCCAATTTCTGTAAGATTAGTTTCTAAAAATAGAACCTT